CGGTTATGCATTAGGAAAGCAGCAAATCCAAGGAAATATTGGCGAAAAGCAATGGTGAAATGAACAGGGCCAGCACAGAATACACGAGTTTTACCTTCAGCAATTTTTTCAAGAGAGCGGCGTTCCATTTTAAGGGTATCAGTCCAATATACACCAGTTTGAATTTGATTTTTAGAATTTATAATTAACTTTTCAACATCTTCTTTAATAATTTTAGCAAGGGGTGTATTAAGTGTCCAATCATCATATCCGAAAGCTTCTCGTTTACCATGCAAATTAGTGAAATTTTTTGTGTAAGGGAAACCACAGGATGTTCCACGATTCAAAGGGGCTAAAAATTCATCATCTTCTACACCTACAACAGCTTCTTCATAGGTCAAAATACGGGCATACTTATGGCGGGGTAAATTTAGAGGATTCAAATTAAGATTATTATTTACATCATAAATGGCAATTTTGATAAGCTTTTCATCAATCAAAGGGGTGTATTTACCGAATTTCTTTAAACCAATATACATAGGATCAACACCATTTGTAGCATGTAATTTTGTAGGGGCAGTCTTGGGTTCGCCATTAATTTCACCATGAAGTCTAGAGGGAATGATTTTAGTAATACCTGAGCCAACAATTTTCATATCTTCGGGAATCAATCCTTCAACAATTAAACCTTCTTTAATAGGAACAGAGCCACTAATTTCACCTTCAACGGGAGCAATGACAAGAGGAATTTCATAACTAGCTTGGAAACGGAGATCAAATTTCTTAATGGTTTCTAAAATAGTTTCTTGAGTGAGTGTTTGACTTAAACCTTGACTGGGTGAGCCTGCAGAATGAATACCAATGATTTTACGAGCACAGCGAGTGTTTTGAATAATAACAGGGGAACCACAATCACCATTTGTTGTCAAACCATCATACACCCAAAATTCTCTGAAGGAGATGGAATCAGTACTATCAGGAGTATTAACAATGAGGGTGCGATCTAAATAACTGGATAATTTACGGCAATATTTATAAGACACAATGGGAACATGAACATTAGTTTTACCAGCTACAACGCCTAAAGCGCGACCAGTCAAGTCACTATTATAAGTGGGTAGGATAGCATCATAATTATTTCCATTTAAATTATTTAATTCATCTTTAGTAATAAAAAGCTTGGTTATATCAGGATGAATGTGACATTTAGTAATTTTAGGGTCAAGAGGAACCATCACACAATCTAATTCAGCAACAGTTTTATCAGACAATTCTTTATTGACAGGAGTGAAATTATCTAGCAAATATCCTACAGTGAATTCAATGAGTTTACTTCCAGAAGCATTCGACAAATACAAAACAGTTTCACGGGAAATGGTATTTCTACGAATAAAGGTTCGAATCATATAAATATAATGTTTATTACACATCATCACATGTCCTTTTAAGAACAAAACATTGCCAAGAATACTTTTATCAGAATGCATAACATATTGA